GGTTTTATGTTTCTTTTGCTTGCAGTTTTGCTTTTGGTGAACTTAAACTCATGGAAGGTTCTGCAAAAATTATCTCCCTTATTGCCAGGGATGAGTCGCAACATCTCGCGTTGACTCAGAAGATCCTCTACAAGTGGAAGAAGGGTGATGATCCAGAGATGCAGCAGATTGCTGAGGAAGAAAAAGAAACAGTGCGTCAGATGTTCCTTGACGCAGTAGCCCAAGAAAAAGAATGGGCAAAGTATTTGTTTGAGAATGGTAGTATGATCGGTCTTAACGAGAGACTGCTATCTCAATACGTTGAATGGGTTGCAAACCGTCGCATGAAAGCCATTGGACTGGCACCTGCCTTCGACATCCCTGCTAAGAATAACCCACTGCCCTGGACAGAGCACTGGCTAAATAGCAAGGGTCAACAAAATGCCCCTCAGGAAACTGAGATTGAATCCTATGTCGTCGGAGGAATCAAACAAGATGTCAGTGCAGAAACTTTTAGCGGGTTTAAGCTCTAAAATTACACGATGGATCGACCATCTATATGAGAAGAAATTGGAAGAGACAAAGCAGGTCTCTTTATACGGAAGACTTGAAGGTGACTGGTATGCAGAAAGACCTGAGAGCTGGTATAAAGGACCACTTATCTTTCTTGAGGAAACTGAAGAAGGACTTAAAGAATACCAGACCAATTAGCAACACACCCTACCGTCGTAGAAAACGGTAACATGTGATACATTAGTGTTGCATAAATAGTAATGTCATGTTAGTATGACAATACGTTCATCCCGAAAGGGACGCAAGTAAGTCGCGGAACGGAGCGTTCACCCCATGTTAGAGTTACTACTGTATGCAGGTATTGCCTGTCCAGATGCTGATGCTATGATCCTTAGGATCAAAAAGCATGAGCATTTGAAACCAGAAGTAAAGTTAGAACTGGTTGAGACCGTAAAGGAATCAGTGCCAGAGTGTTACTGGGGCGCAAACGACTGAAGGAACGGGGCAAAAATCCCAAACTTCAGGAGTCAATCATGAACACACTTACTATCATCAAGAAGCAGATCCAAAAAGCTGCTGCACTTCACGACGCACAGATCTCTCACACCTCATATCGCGGTGTTGAGTATGATACTCGTTGCGTAGAGAGTAAGGAAACCCACGGTACATTCTGCTATCGCGGTAAGACTTACACCAAGTGAGGTCTATATAGGAAGAGGTAACCCTCTTCCTTTTTATTATCTTTACACTATGAATCACGAAAAAGTTAAACTGATTGCACACAATCTCAAACTTCTAGCAATCTCTTTGGAGGATGCTATTAAAGAAGATCCTGATGCATACAAAACTATGCCTGAGAAACCATGGTTTCCTCCCGACCAAGCAACTAGATTGGGTTATAGATATAGTGATGACGATGATGGTTATGCAGACTGATGAAACTATTAACACTTGATGATTATAAAAAGGCAGGCGATACTTTCTGGGAAAAGTATTGGTATGTTGCCAAAGAATTAGGAGAGGATGCGAAGACCGAGGACATCCTCAAAGTTATGGAATCACTCGGTGCTGTCGCTATGAAGTTGAGACTGGAAGAAGATAAACAGGGACCATTTGGATTTAATAAGACAGATGAAACCCCGAATGAAGACACATAATCTGTATCCTGTCCAAGTCTATGAGTTTGATTTTCCTGGTGATGTGCAGCATCACTGTGAGATTATCTCTGCAGATCCTACGCTGACGCAAAGGCATGAGTCTGGTGTATTCACTACCTACCTTGATGCACACAAGACTGGTGCCTACGTTGAGATTGCAAACTTTGTGCGTAGTTGCTTGGATGAAATTCAGGAAGAAAACAATTTCTCTTGCTCTGGATTTGAAATCACATCTATGTGGGCAAACTATTTCCCAGATGGATGTGCTATGACACCACATAGACATGCTAACTCTTACTGGAGTGGTGTCCTATACCTCTCAGACGGTGCTCCTACGGTCTTCTTTGACCCTATTCAGCAGAGAGCAATGGGTCAGTTTGAATTGTTTAGACTACCTAAGTTTAATGATGGGTTTGACCAGAATGCACAACCCATTGAGACTATTACTGCATCTGCAGGGAAGTTAATCATCTTTCCTTCATGGTTTGTCCATGAAACTGCCATCTCTCAGGGCGATAGATATAGTGTCAGTTTTAATTCCCTTCCTCAGGGAGTTATCAATGGCGGTATCGCAAACATTGATGTAAAATGAAACCACAGAGTGCAAAAGCGAAGGGTAGAAACTTTCAGAAGTGGGTGAGAGATATGCTCATTGAGCATAGAGATGTACACCCTGAGGACATTGAGTCTCGTAGCATGGGTGCTGGCGGGGAAGATCTTATCATGGCACGAGATGCTAGAAAGAAGTTTCCCTTCAGCATTGAGTGTAAGAATGTAGAGAAACTTAATGTTTATGATGCATACGAGCAAGCATGTGCCAACGCAGGAGACCATCAACCAATCCTTTTCATGAAGAAGAATCGTAAGCCAGCACTCGTTGTAGTGGATGCCGAATGGTTTATCAAAAACTTTGGGGTTGACAAGTGACCCAAGCACATATATACTTAACAAGCACAGGAGAGGACAACCACCATGGACAATCAATTTCTTGAGGAGATTGATGAGATCAACTATACGATTGAATTCCTAGTGGACCAGCTCCATGAAGCACTAGAGGCGGGAGATTATCTGAAAGGCGAAGCACTTGCAGACAAGATCCGTCAACAAACAGAAGCGATTCAATGATTCATTCTTTATTTTCTATCCCCATTGCACATTATGAAATTGAGAATTGGAGACAGAATAAAGAAAGGATCATGAATGCTCTGCCCATCTTAGGGAGAGAGCATCTAGAATCAAACGGCGAGCAGTATACTGACTTCTTCCATCAGGATGAGAAGTTGCTGCCTGCTTATGCTGACACGGTGATTGCTATCATCGAACCATATCTTGCTGAGTTTACTGAGCGTAGACGCATCGAGTTTACTGACATGTGGTGTCAAACATCATATACAGGTCAGAAGCATGGTCTCCACAATCATGGACATAGTGGATGGTCAGCAGTAATTTATGTGGACTTTGATCCCAAGGTCCATAGCGCCACACAATTCGTGTCCCCTTTTAACAATCCCTGGAGTGGTAGGTTGCAAACCTTCATTCCACCTGTTAATGAGGGAGACATGGTTATTTTTCCAGCAACCATTGCACACGAGGCACTACCCAATGAGTCTAATAAACCACGCACCATCGTTTCGTTTAACATCCGAGGTAAAGTTGACAAGGTTAAGAAGACTATGTGGGAAGGTGATCCAATAGTACGTGTCCCTGTTTAATCTCACGGGACAGTAGCTCAGCGGATAGAGCAACTGCCTTCTAAGCAGTCGGTCGTAGGTTCGATCCCTACCTGTCTCGTTGCACTTCGGTGCATGTTGGAAAAACAAAATAGGAGTCAATCATGACTGTTAGAGATCGCTTTGCAGATAGTCTGCAAATTCTGAAGGATACTGTCAATGGTAACATTGCCCTTGACAGAGAAAATCCACCCCTCTTTCAAGCACTCTGTCGCTTCTACAGTGACAAGAGCGCACGTCACGTCCACTTCTGGGGACTAGATGTTGAGGAGGACTATACGATTCTCATTGATAACATGATTGCTGATGGCGTCCTGGAAATGACCTAAACTTTACCCTGGTCGGGATGAATTATGCTTAAAGAAGACATCACAATTTATAAGGGCAACATTTGCACCCCACTTAATGATGAGTGTAGTGACTTTATCTGGGGTAACTTTATTGATGAATCCGTTGTTGTTGGTCTTGAGGAATTCTGGCATAATCAAAACGTCTTGAATTTTCATGAAGGTCAAGTGCTGAAGCAGGGAGATGTAACAGTAGACAAGGAGTATAAAGACTCCACTGATCTACACATTCCATTTCAACTTAACTGCTCTCAAGTGCAAGACTATATGAAAGCACTTCAAGATGTCCTAAATCAATACCTTGTGAGGTTTCCTTTCGCGGAGACCTCACGTTTTCAGGTAGTGGAGCCTCTATCCATGCAACACTATCCTGTAGGTGGTGGATTCAAGCAGTGGCATACCGAAAGGTCTAATGCTTTGCCTGGAAACACTTACCGACACCTAGTTTTTATGACATACCTTAATGATGTGCCTGATGGTGGCACAGAATGGTATCATCAACAGAGGTATGTCCCAGCGCAGCGTGGATACACTGTAATCTGGCCAGCAGACTGGACATTCCATCATCGTGGTAGAGTGTCCCAAACAAAAGAGAAGATGATTATCACTGGGTGGTTTAATTTTATTTAATTGTTAAATAATACCGTAATTTACGAGGTGCCTATGGAGTCACAAAAAGACAAATGGAATAGGGGACTAGACATTTTCATTGAGAGTGTGCTGGAGCCTGATCCTAACCTGAGGGCACATGCTCATGAGCAGAAATGTTATCACGAGCTCTTGTGGATCCGAGAGAATGTGCTATCATATTTGAAGACACTCAGACACACATGAAAAAGACAACCGTCCTCCTTGAGCGTTTCCCCTACCGCTATGTGCAGTGTGGGATGCTGGAGAATGGATTTCCTGACTACCGTATCCAGAAGGTATGCTCCTATACCGATAAGTATAAGGACATGTATCTCCTAGACAATAGCACTCAACTTGATTATGCTATGGAAGATTTTGAATACACCAAATGGTTAGACCCTGATGGTGTGCCATCTTATGTGAAGGACAGTGTTAAATCACGCGATTAAAGTTTGGAAGTATTCCCTAGGGTCATTCTCTGATGACAAGACAGGACCCTATGATAACTACGTTGCAGGTGTACGCACCTGCATTTTTGTATCCTATCTTGTCACTAATTGTTTTATCGTTAGCGGAGTAATCCGTCATTGGAATTATGAAAGCAGAATTGAAAGCAGCAACCGAAGCACTGAAGAAAGCATTGCACAGTGCGATCGACGATCCCAAATTCAACCGCAATCACCTGAGTGAGTTGTGGCGTCACTACAATGGTGTGCAGACCATCACTGAAGCATGTGCTGATGACGTGCCACAGATTGAATTCCCTAGCAGTCCGATCTATCTCAACGATAACTTCGACTATCAAAACATTGACACTGGTATTGTTGGCGGTGAAGGTAGCGACGTGATCTCACTCAGTAGTGTCGAGTTTGGTGCTGGCGCAGCGGGTCCTGTAAACGTGGACTTTGGTCAAGGTCAGGATGTCATCACATTTTCTTAAGGATTGCTTGACAAACTTTACAAATTGATATATAGTATGTGTAACGTTTCTTAACAAACTAAAAATGACTACAACGACTAACGAGTACGGTCAACAAAACATGTTTGCTAGAGAGACTCAACCCTATATCGATCCTGAGGTATTGAAGAAAATGCAATCTGACGTTTACGAAACTCATAACGAGAAAGCTGAAAAGCTTAATGGTAGACTCGCCATGCTTGGTTTGGTCTCCGCATTCCTGTCCTATGCCTTCACTGGCAAACTTTTCTTTGGAGTATTCTAATGACACCTGAAGCAGAAAGATTCAACGGATGGGCAGCAATGATTGGTATCATTGCAGCAATGGGCACCTATGCCACCACTGGACAGATCATCCCAGGTATCTGGTGATGAGTTTAGAGTGGGCACAGACCATAATTTTTATATTCACTCCATTCTTCTTCATGCTGCTACTGGCAGACACAGATGATGACGGTGATGACGATGATTTGGGCGGTGGGACAATGGTCCCAGTGTACACTCCATCTTGACAGGACAACTAAATACGCTATACTAATGGGGTCCTGCGGGACCCCTTTCTACTATGGATAGACTAAACATGAGACCACTTGTA